CATTTCAGCCATAGTTTCACCTTGAAGTTAGTTTCATTGCTAAAGGAACACCAGAATACTGACCTTGTTCGTCAGACTTGGTGAGAGAGCCAATTGCTCTGTCGTACATAGTTCCCCATGTATTGATTCGTGCGTCATTGTATAAATATGGCTCTGCTTCAATTAAAGCAGCGTAAAGTAACGCATCTGGTGCTGTTGTCAGAAATACATTCGTTGTGTTACTTGAAGACAGATACGCTGGCGCAGCAAAGTAAAGTAACTTAGCCGTATATACGCCATCAGGAACAGGTGTTAATTGAAAGTCGTTAGCCAAAATAGTGTAAGACTTAGGAACACCAACTTCTGATGTTCTTGGGTCATTAGACAATGCTGATGGACTTGAGTAACTTAGTGGCTGAATAGGATTTGTCATTACAACAAAATCACGAGCCTGTAAAAAGTCGCTAGGTATTTCAAGAGTAGAGTCACCAGAGACTGTAGCTGTTGTTACGGACTTCAACATCTGGCGAATACGCAACTCTCTACGCAGGCGGTTTTCAGCAAATGTAATAAAGTCGGGAATCTGAGAAGTCAAGTCAGACCTAGCTAGATAGTTTCCTATTGAGGTCTGTAAATCAGAGTAAGTTGTGAAACTCATACCACTCCTGTCCTAGTGCGCCATGCACGATTCATTGGGTCATTTAACCAAGCAGCAAAACGCTTGTCATCAAGAACAGCAAAGCCACGCATGATTCCAACTTTATTCAAGTCATCAATGACTGTCATAGGAATAGATGCAACCTTATTGCCAAACAATTGGTCAGACCATCTTGCTCGTTCATCAAAAGAGTTATATTCTTTTTTATTCTGCTCAACAATGTCAGAAACATCCTGACGAGTCTGAATAACGATTCCACCATCACCATCGGCATGAACAGCAGTTTGTCTAATGTTTTCCATAACCTAATTCTATCAGTTTGCGTAGAAAAGAAAATGCCCCAGAGTATTAAGTCTGAGGCATTTTTTGGGGTTACCTTAGATTAAGGTGTGAGGTCAGCCAAAATGCCGTGAGCAGCTTGGTTTTTAACTTCCAAGGTGTACTCAGCCAACAACTGTGTGGACTCATTGTCGCCAGTTACAGCCAACTCGTTGGTCTGGAAAGGACGCAAGTAAGCGATAGCAGCCATGTCAGGGTCAACAATAAATGCAACATCATCGCATGAGTTGGTAGAAGTCATAAAGCGGTTAGGCACAACAGAAACTGTACCGAAATCGCTCAAATAGACATCAGCCGCACCAATGATGGTTGTGGGTGCATTTGCAGGGGCCATGAAGCGTTGAGCAGCAATACCAGCAAAGCCAGAAACCAATTGCTTGTGAGCAGGGTTAACCATCAACACTTTAGGATTGCCACCAGAAGCGTAAACTTCACGGATAACAGTCTTCAAAATGTCTTCTGTGAAAGTGCGGTTTGTGCCGTTGGTACGAGCAGTAGTACCCAAGTCACCAGCAACACCAGAAGTACCGCCATCATAGTTAGAGTTCAACCATGCTTGCAGACCACCCAATTTACGAGCAGTAGAAGAATTGCCGTTAGCAGCAACTTGGTTGCTCAACAAGGAAGTCTCCATGTCACGCTTAATTTCGCTGGAAGCCTTAGCGAGTTGGTAACTTTTTTCAGATTTTCTGCCTGCTTTGTCAACAGATTGCAGAGTGCCAGAAATCTTAATTGTCTTCTGTGCAATCTGAGTGCGGTTACCAACACGGCTTGTTGGAGACATGGTAGCGTCAGATGCTGTTGCACCCTCAACAGTGTAGTTGTCTAAAGTTGCAGCAGCCAAGCTGTCTGTCTGCCACTCGTGCAAAACAGCAGTTGCTTTAGTCTTGCCAATAGAAGACATAAAAGGTGTGTCTGTGGGGCTGATGTTATAGATAACGTCAGAGAGGTCTTCACGCATACCGATTGCGGTATATGTTTGATAGGTAGCCATAATTTAATACTCCAAAATTTATAAAAATCGTTCAAATGCTCTAGCAGCGTCTGAGACTTTTCCTGTCTCACGCAACCTTTGCATTGCCTGTTTATCAGATGAAGACTTTGATGGAGGCACAGAAGTACCAGAACGCATCATCTTAGGAGCAGCTAGAAGTTTCTTGTTTACTTCTGGCTTGCTCTTTTGAAGTTGCTCATACTTCATTGCCTTATACAAGGTCTGCACAGCACGACTGTCATACACGGAACTGAGTTCTTGGTCAGTCCACCCAACAGACTTCGCATAGTCACGGATTTGTTTCCGAACCGCATCACCCTGTGGCGTAGCTAACTCAGGAATCAGACTCACTAGCTTCTCAGATTCTGTGCGTAAGTGACTTTGCAAAGAGGCTTGATGCTCGGCTTGTTGCTGTTGGGCAATGCGTTGCTGTTCATTCCTGACTACTGCAATCTGCTTCTCACGCTGACTCTGTTCTGCTACCGCTACCGCATAACCGATAGGGTCTGTTTCCCTTAGAACATCTAAATTCACACCCTGACTCTGCTGACTTAGGAAGCTATCCAAAGCCTGCAACTTCTGGGCGTATGCCTGTCGCTCTTGTTTCACATACTCTAAATGACCACGTTCAGCTTCAAAAGCCTTACGTTGTTCAGCTAGAGCCTGAGACTTTTTCGTGTAATCCGTACCTTGTTGATAACCTTTAATGAGTTCGTCTAGTTCTACTTCGACTTCCTCACCAGATGCCTTGACTTTATATCTAGGCTTGGCTTCTTCTTCATACTCAACTTCATCAGTCTCTTGCTGGTCTTCTGGTTGAACTTCGGCTTGGCTGTTGTCAGCTTCCTCAGAATCACCCATCATGCCCTCAAACGCTGAAGCGGCTTGGTTTACATCTAGGCTTTCACTCCCTGTTGGGTTGGTGTTTTCCATTTGTCATCTCAATAATCGCCAGAAACCTTCTGGACGGAGGTGTAGCCTAAAGGTTACAAAATCTTCCACTTTTTCTCTTTAATCACAGTTTCCGAGGCCAAGCCTTCTAGGTGTCCTGTAATTAGTTCTAAAGTCTTAATGTGCCGATAAGCATCTTCACGCCTATCACATTCTTCTGCACTTGTGTTAATTATTACACTAATCTGTTCTTTTTTCAAGTTATCTATAACTTCTTTGAAAAAGTCATCATTAAGCAGGTTTTGCGCCCACTGCGCCACTAGGTACTTGTCCATATTGATTCTGAATTCCTGAGATTACATCATTGATAGATAGAGAACTTGTCGGAGGCATACCTTGCTTGCTACCCAAGATACTCATCAAGTCGTTATAACTAAGGTTAGATGGCTGTGCATATTGTGTAGGCGCAGGGACTTTGCCGTAGTTAGGGTCTAACATTCTTTCAAACTGAGTGCCTTTTAACAATGCGCTAGTACCAAAATCAATAGGTGCTAGTGGTTGGAATGGCGTAGTTGGTTGCGCTGTAGGAGGCTTCCAATCTGTTGGAATAGGAACTACGTCATATCCAGTTTTTGTAGGTGTTTTAGGAGTTACGGCAGTTGCAACAATTGCTGGAATTGCAATAGGCGCAATTGTTTTAATAACTTCCGCTATTGTTGGAGGAATTAAAGGAGTAGTAGGAGTAACTACTGGAGGTTTTGCAGCAGGAGGTGCAGCAGGAACTACTGGTACTTTAGGCGGGGCTAATGGATTTACTGGAATAGTTGAGCCAATGGTAGAACCAATATTCGTAGCTGTATTTATGCCAGTTGCACCAATGACATTGGTATTTCCTGTTAAGCCACCAATAGGAATTGTTCCAGTTGAGGTTACTAATCCAGTTGGGGTTTGTAAGGTTAATCCTTGACCACCGCCCATAGTAGTTAAGTTGGTTGGGCCAACACCGCCAATTGTTGCAATTGCATCAGCTAATGTTGTAGATGGCGCACCAACATTTAGTGTTATTCCTTGACCACCACCCATAGTTGGCAAGTTAGCAGAAGTTCCTGCTTTTAAACCTTCAGGGTTAATCCCATTAGTTAGCGAGTAATCAGCACTAAAAGGAGTAGATGGAACAGCATCTGTTGGCACTGCTGTTTCAACAACATTTCCAAACAAATCTTTTAATACCCCAGAATCTGACAATACTTGACCTGCATATTGACCTGCAACGGCTTTAACAATAGGGCCAAGGTCTTTCCATACTTGCTCACCAGAACTAAGTATCTTTTCTTCACCACGATACTCACCTTTAGGGCCATAAAGTTGAATCTTGTCTGGATTTGCGGGGTCAACTCTGCTATAGCTTAAATTGCCGTTCTCATCTCTATAGGCATTAAAGCCACCACCCAAGTCATTTAAAACTGAGGATGTTTGACCTGTTTCTGCATTTTCAACAACAGTTGTAGTTGCGCCAAGTTTTGCTTCTTGTGAGGCTAGTGCATCAGCAATCTGAGTTGGAGATACTTTAAAAGTTTCCATTGCCTTTCCAATTTCAGCATTGGTAGGATTTGTCGCAAGGAAATCAACAATCTGCTGAGTTGATATTTGTCCAGTTGGCGCAGCAACAGGAGCAACAACAGGAGTAGCAGGGGCTTCATAAACAGGGGCAGTAGGTGCTTCGTAAACTGGTGCAGCTACAGGCTCATCTATAGGAGCAGCAACAGTTGGGGCAACTTCGTCAAATCTTGCTTGAACAACTGCTTCATCAGCACCAGTAGCGGCAGCAACATCAGATGGACTTACACCAAACTGATTCATTACAGATGCTATTTCAGCATCGCTCATGTTTGGGTTAGCAATAAGAAAATCTACAATCTGTTGACTAGATACTGCCATGATTAACCCCTAATCTCTACGTTAGATGTAATGCCAGCACCAATCTTCATTGCTTTCAATTGTGCTTCTGCTTCAAACTCTTGTTGCTTCAGCGCAAAGTAAGCCTGTTGTTTCTCACGCTCTAACTGCAACTTAGCTGATTCTTTCTCACGCAACAATTGCATTTCAAGACCAGCCTTCTGTTGAGCCATCTGCATATCAATCTGCTGTTGCTGTTGTTGCAATTGCATATCAGCTTGAGCCTTTTGTTGAGCAGCCTGTATCTCAGCTTGTGTTCTTTGCATCAAAGCCTGTACTTCTGGAGGCATCTGTGGTTGTTGTTGTGGAGGAGGATTACTCAATGCTTGGTCTTGCTCTGGCGTAATTGCTTTGTAGAACTCTGTAGAGTCCTTCAGACCAGCAGTCTCTACCATGCGTCCCAATGTGTTGCGATATTGAGCAGGTGAAACGTAAGGATTAGCAGGGCCGTACTGACCAATCAACTGTTCTTGTTTAGCAACAATCATGGACAACATAGCCATCTGTTCTTGTCGGTTACCAGCACCCAGACCCACGTTAATAGAAACATCGTATTGGTTAGCCCATGTTCTAGGGTCAAACTCTACAAACTCACCACGCATGCGAACCAAACGAGCCTTGTCCTGATATTTGCACAAAAGATGCAAAATACCCTTGAACAATGACTTAACGCCTGTCTCAGCAAAGATTCGAGCCATTAACTCAATCTTACCTGCGCCAGCTTGTTGCATAGAGGCAACCGCAGCAGCAGTTACGTTCTGCAAGATAGCAGGGTCTAAGCCCTGTGAAGCATCAGATACACCAGTACGCTTAGACTGTACTGTGTCCAGATACTGAAGCATTGGGAAAGCCTGAGATGCTACGTTTTGAACTGTTAATTGTTGAACAGCATTAGGAGACTTAACACGAATAACACCACCTGCTGTAGATGTAAGCAGGTCATCTAAATTTGCCTGTCCTTCTACAGCAACTACTCTGGCGTTATTGGTCAGATAAAGGTTATCCAACATCTGACGAGTGATAGTCGTTTTAATTAGTTGTAGGTCAACTGTTCTGTCAGCAAGTGAATTACCAAAGAACTTGTGTGGGATAGGAATAGGACAGATTGAGTGGAAAGGAACATAGTCCACTTCCTCAATCATTTCCTTACCTCTTTTGTTTTGCAGAATCTCGTTTGAGGCGTAGAACACCTGTACCAACGATGCAATACCTTTTCCGTCTATATCAGTTTTGACATAACATTCAAACACCTCAATCTCTTGCATTGAGGGGTCATCAGTCTGGACTTGGTAAGGTTGCTCACCAGCAGAGAAACGAGCCACACGCTCTGGCGTATAAGCCAAAGCATCACCCATCTGCAAGCCCTCTACCTGCTTCTTATTGAAACCCATAGCAATCAATGTGCTACGAGTCAACATCTGCCTGTGGGCTACGAAAGGAGAGTCAGCAATCGTTCTTGCCTTCTTGCTTATCAAGAACTCCTCTGGAGGTACGTTCTCAATCGTAACCTTGCCCACCATCTTTTTCTGTTGGACAGTAATGTTATGAACAGAGTTAACCAATGGCTGACCCATCTGGTCAAATGCAGGTTGTCCCATCTGGTCTAGGATAGGGAATTCTTCTGTCTCTTGCTCAACAATCTCCATTGTGTCATCAGACATAAGCATTGCTAACTCATCGTCAGACAAGTTGAAGTAACGCTCTTTGGTTATGTTTTCTTTGTCTTCCCAATAAGCCTTAACAATGCCGTTCTTTTGAAGCAAGGCATCTTTGAACCAATCGTGCAGGATTGCTACACCTTCGTTATCCCTGTGGAAAACCCAATTACAGTAATCTGTGGCCTGTTTAGCAGATTCTTCATCCCTTGGGCCTTGTGGCTCAAAGACTACTATCTGGTCTGAGCCTGTGAAAATGCGAACAAGTGAGGGCAAAGCACCATCAATGGCTTCTGCTACCTCACCTGTAACGATTTGTGACTTTCCCTCTACCTCGTTCCCGTATGGCTGACGGAGATAGGCTTCAAGAGCCTGTTTGCGCTGTTCTACTGTTTCTGATTCGATGAAACCAATAGAGTCATCAATCTCAGCCTGTAGTATCGACTTCAAGTCGTTCGTTTCCATTTTTGTCCTTTGGAGGGCGACCCATTCGGGGTTTATCCAATTGTAATGCTTTTACCACATTTTCCAACATTTCGAGTCGCTTTTCAAGTTCTTTTACTTTTGGGGCTAAATTAGTCCCTTGACGTTCTACATACATTACACAATCCATTTCGGAGTTTGGTTAATAGGCTTAGACCACGTTGAATGACCTTCATCCAATCCAAGGGCTAAGTAACGGAAAGAATCAGAGCCATGACTAGACCAATCGTGTAGTGGTCTTTCATACGCTTCTCATCGTAATCTCTGCGGTAGTTTCTCAAGCAGTTCAAGCCATTCTGCACTTTAGGTACGTTAAACCAGCATCTTGGAAGCAACCTTCTCACAGCTTGGATGCCATCATCTAGTCCCATTCTGGGTGCAATCTTGACTTCTAACCCTGAGTCCTCAAGCATCTCTAGTCTGCTCTTACCAGTACCTAACTCCCTAACTCTTACGTCATGGGGCAGAATATGCTCTGCTTTTGAGTAGTCGTTATCTTTAATCCACTTCACATAGTGGTCTAAACCCACTCCATGATTCTCGTAATAGTCCAGTAATCTGACCTCAGTACCTACCAGTTGAGCCACCCAGATAGACGTAGAGTCACCCATACCCAAGTCCCAAGCAGTAAAAGTTCTGCTCAATTCCTCTCTGGGAATCTCTTGCATATGCTTCTTTTCTTCTAACTCGTTCAGCATTTGCCCATAGTAAGAACCTTCTACAGCAGCGTCAAAGCTACACTCAAACTCTTGTCTGTACTTGTCTTCACCCATCTCATTCTTAGCAGCCTTCAGTTCTGTCTCATCTACTACTTTTGTCTCAGAGGCTTTGAACTCTAGCAGTCCCCAACCTTCTTCTTTCTCTGCCCTGTCTCGCAACTCTTTGAAGTGGTTGTGTCCTTTAGGTGTACCAATAAAGAGACACCAGCCCTTTCTGTCAGTCAAAGCAGGTCTAACAATGTCTGTCCATATCTTAGGATTTTGGTCACCCACCTCATCAATGATGACCCCATCAAAGAATTGACCTCGGAGGGAATCAGGATTGTCAGAGCCATACAGTTGAATACGCCTACCCCAGAAGTCAACTCGTAACTCTGAGATGTTGTTAGTACCGCCTAGCGGAGTAGTGTATTTAACGAGATAGTCCCAAGCTACACGCTTT